CTGTCGGCATGAAAGAAGCAGCAGAACTTGAAAATGAACTAGACGAAGTAGTAGATAACTTAGTTAAAGATGGACAGGATATCGGGGTTGCAAGAGGAATTTTACAAGAAAGAATAAACGAAAAGAAAGCTGAGATAACAGAATACTTTGATAAGAACCCATTTTCCAAAGGAATAAATAACTTAATACTACCTCAAGTGTTTGATAAATTAGAGGTAGGACTTCTAAAAGGATATCAGAAAAAAATAGAAGCGTATAATGTTGACTACCAACTTGAAAAGATTAATGAAGACCTTGGAAAATTCTCTTCGGGGCTAGCAGGGATATCTTTTAAAGATCAGATGAAAAACGTATCTGATAGAGTAAATAAGTTACCTATAAGTAATTCTAAGAAAAAGGCATTTCTTAGAAACGGGGTAAAGATGCTTGCTCAAGTAGAGTTAAATAATAGGAATTTTGGTAAAGCTAAAGAAATCATAAGTGAAGGTTCTGCCATGAATATGTTTGGTGATTTAGAATCTTCATTACTGTTTTCTGATCTAAGTAAAGCAGTAAGAATAGGAGAGGAACAGAGAGCAAGCGTTAGTATTCCTGCTCTTTCAAGAAAATACTTGGGAGCAAATAAAATGTTGAGTACGGAAATAAGAAAAATACTTAACGACCCAACACCTTACACAAAAGAAGAGGTAGAAAAAGAATTAGAAAATCCAATAAAAAATCTTATTAACGCACTTTATGACGAGCTAGGAGATGATACTAGAGCAAAGGGCAAAGAAGAATTTCTTCTATCAACTTTTATAAGAGACTTAGTAGCCAATAAAGACCCTAAGTCATTAAGCAGACTTCAAGAAATTATAACTGATAGAGTTCTGTCAGGAGACCCAGATAGTGTTGCTAACCAAATTTTAAATGCTTCTGCGATTCAGATGGCACAGTTTAACGCAGAGCAGATGAGAATGACTCCATCTGAACGTGCAGGATACATCACGCCCAACGCCAAAAAAGAATTATTAGGAGATATTATAGAAACCCCAGACGGAGCGTATAGTTTTAATGCTAGACAATTCTTTAAAGCATTTCCTACGGCAAATACTGGGTCTTATATGGATCAAAATAAGTTAACAGGGTTTGACGCTCCTGAAGAAGTTAGAAGAGCTTTTTTAATAGAAAAAAAGATTCGAGACCTTAAAGGTTCTATTCCTTATAAAGCTTTAAAAACCAGTTTAGGAGCAGTTCTAAAAGCATTACCAGATACTATTGAAGATTATGAGGATGATATACTTGAGGTACGTAAAACTCCTGGTGGCTTCCCAAGTGTAGAAGAATTTAGTCAAGAAGCACTTTTAGATATTCAGTTCGACTTAGAAAAATTATTTGATGCAGGAGACGAGAAAGTAGAGGACGAAGAAAAATTAAAAAAGACTATTGAAGAGGCTATAAAACAAAAAGCAGAAAACTATAAAACAGATTTTGAGGCAAGAAGATTATACTCTGATGCTATATTAAAAGTAGAAACACTTAAAAAAGAAGGAAGGAGAGGAAGGGCAAGGTATGCTGCTGAATACGCTGCTGATAAATCTAAATATTCAAACTTACTTCTTGAAGACTGGGGGTGGCTTTGGAATGAAACTAAAGAAGAGTGGGTAGGAATAAAAGCGTTACAAGAACAGAACCTAGATGTTGCTATTGGATATACAAAGGATAGGGAAGATTTTGATCTTACAGCGAGTGTGCTTTTACAAAATATTAATGACACAAGAGAAAATGATATAATAGCTAGAGATCAAGAAAACGAGATAGATGTAAGTGCGTTTAAATCTCTACTACTTACTTATGGCTATCCTACTTGGCAAAGAGATAACGTAGTACAGGATCTAGAAAGGATTGGAAGCGACTGGACTGAGGTAAAGCTTTTTAGAGATAAAACACAGTTAAAACAAGTAGCAGGGGAAATGGCTAAACTTTTAAATAGGTTTGGAATAAATCCAGACATAAATCAATTTACAAAAGATGAACAGAATCTTCTTAAAGCTGCAACGGGTTTAGGATTATACCCAGATGAGGACGAGTTTGAAGTAGAATCAATAACAAGAACTTTTATTGAAGTGCAGGAAAATCTAATACAAAACCAAAATATTTTTAAAGAATAATGGCTGATGAACTTAACACTCTATCTTCTCCTTTATATGAAAAACTAAAAGAAGAAGAATTAAGAAAAGAAGAACTACAAGCTAGAGAATTTAGTTCATTAGATCCTACTATAAATTTAGAAGTTATAAAAAGCACTCAAGACTATCTATCGAAAGAAACAGGAAAAGAATATTTACAAAGAGATGCTAACCTATATGGAGAACTTGCAGGTCTTGGAACAGAAATACTTGGAGGAGTTGGTTTATCAAGTCTAAACCCTAAAAATGCTCCCTTAATTCCAAAGGTAATAAAAGGAGTTAAAGGTGCTAGAAACTTATCAAGAATATCTTTATTAAGTCCTGAAATTTTTTCTAAAGCAGGTACTATACCTATGTGGCTTTTGTCAGAAGCATTTGTATGGGCAGGAGCAAACGCAGCAGGACAGTGGGTAAGAACAAAACTAAGTAACCATGACTTTTCTTTAGGAGAGCTAGGAGCAGCAAGTTTATTTGGAATGGCTGCTGCACCTGTAATGCAAAGGGCGGAAACTGCTTTTTCTGCTATAGGAAGAACAGCAGCAGAGAAGCAAGCAATAAAACTTTCTGGAGTTACTTTTGCAGATTTAAATGTTGTAAAAAATAATATTCCTTTAAAAAGGGAGTTAGCAGCGAAGTATGGAGTACCTTTTATAACTGGTGCTGCTTTTGGAATGGGAGAAACTTACCTAAGAGAAAGTCTTGAATTAGTTATGAATGAAAGAGAAAACAGAAGTACTTGGCAGTTTATGTTGGCTTCTGGGGCTGTTGGTGGAAGTGCAAACTCTTTCTTTAAGCTTCTTGGTGCAACTAAATGGGGTAGAAATCAAACTGCAAAAGCTGCTGATGGAGCAGTAGAAGTAGCTAAGAAAAGATTAGCAGATGCGGAGAAAAAACTAAAAGATCTTAAAAACAAAAATCCTAAAAGCGAAAAGATGAAATATTGGCTGATGGATCAAAAAAAGATAGCAGCAAAGGAGTTTGAAAACTTAAAAGGTGCTATAGCATTTCTTGAAGAAACATCAGAGGCAATAAAAAGTAGTAACAAAAAAATGTCTTCAATAGAAGATGAGCCTGTAAAAAACATAAAAGAAATAAAAGAAGCTGTTTCAGTCGATAGAACACCTGTAATAAAAGATGGAGAAGAAGTATCTAAATTTAGAGAAAGAACTAATGAGTTACTTGTAGAGTCAAAAGGAGATATTATTGAAAGAGCTAAAGAGGTTGAAGATACTGCATGGAAAGAAGGAGTACAAAAAGTAGGAAAACTAGATGTTAGTATTGCAACTAGAGCTAATAAATTAAATGCAGAAATAGAAGATGAAATAAGCGAAAGCATTTCTGCTTACACTGAAAAACTTACTGATGGAACAATAGACGCAGCCGAAGGTAAAAGGTTACTTAGTCTGGTAGATGATAAAATATACAACGATACAAAGTTACTTGACCCATATAAGAAACTTTTTGGAGGTGGTCTTAGATCTCTTAGAGATGATGCAGATCTTTTCCGTACTCCTAGAGGATCAGAATTTTCTGCAAGAGCAAAAAAATCTCAAGCTGAGTGGAAGAAGTTTAGAGATGAATTAAAGAAAAACTTAGATGAAAAAACTTCTTTTGATGGAATAACAAAACGTGTAGATGATATAGAAATATCTATTAAAAATGTTACAACAAAAGGAAAAGAAGCAGCAGAAGCAGCTACAAGATTAAGAAAGGCCAAGAAAACTTATGACCCTGCAAAGCTTGTAGAACAAGAAATAAAAAGACTTGAAAAGGCTATACAAAAAGAAAAGGACATAGCCAAAGCCCCAGAAGTTGCAGGTGAAGTAAAGAAGCCAAAAGCAGAGCAGACACAAGAAATAAAACAATTAAAGCAGGAGTTAGCGAGGCAAAAGAAGCTTTCTAAAGATGCTGAAAAATATAATAAACTTCAAAAGGAATTAGACAAGCTTCTTGGAATGAGTCCAGAAGATTTTCTTAAACTAAGCAAAGAAAAACAGGCAAAGAAAGCTTTAAAGAAACAAGGCCCAAAGACAAAGACAGATCAATTAAAAGATGATATACAAGCTAAACTAAAAGAACTTAGAAAAGCTGCAAGAGCTATAGAGAGAAGAGAAGCACTTGCAAAGCATAACAAGTTCTTTTCCGATCTTAGAGATGCTTACTTAGCTAATATATGGAAAAGTAAATCACATCTTATATTCAGAACTCTTTCTAAATGGACAACATTAAGACAACTTTCTTTGATAGATCAGTTGCCTTCGGTAATGGCAGGTGCATACTCAGGTTCTTGGTTAGTAGTAAAGAACGGAATTGGAAGACCTCTTGCTACTTCTTTTGGGGAAGGCTTAAAATCTATCACACCTGCAAAAGTTTTAGAATGGAGAGGATCTAAAAAGAAAGATTGGAATATATCAAAACAACTTGTTCTTAATGAATGGTTATCTGCTGCTGAACTATTTAAAGATATTGGAACTACTTTTAAAGCTGCAAAAATAAGAGCAAAGACTTTAGAAAATGTAACAGATGTAGATGCAGGGAAAAAGTTTAACATAGATGAGAAAGAAGTAAGCATAACAAAAGGTGCTTCTTTGATAAACAGAGCGGAAGCATCAGCACAAGCAATAGCCGAAAGAAAAACTAGGTTGATGGAATCCATCGATCTTTCAAAGAACATTACAGCAAGAAAACTTGTAAACATATTATCTCTTGGATACAGAGGAATTGTTGCAGTAGACGAAGTGTTTTATAGGCAAAATTTAAAGGCAAATCTACACAGGTCGGGAGGAAACAAAGCAATACTTGAAGCTCCAAATAGTCCAGAGTTACAAGCTAAAATAAAGAAAAAGTTTATTGAAGACTCTTGGGAAAAAGGAAGTCTTGGAGTTCCTGTTCTTAGAGAAACAGATGAAAATTTTGCAGCAATAAATTCAACAAGAATTGATATGTTCTATACTCTGAGTAAACCAGAGTCAGGAGATATACATCAAACTTTTTCTGAAAACATAGTTAAAAATATCGTACCTGCTTTTGAAGACTCTCATCCAGCAGCTAAATTAGTATTGGCTGCTTTCATGCCTTTTATAAACATTGCAGTTAGGGGATTTAATTTATCAGTAAAAACAACCACTGCTCCATTTGTAAAAGCAGCAGACATAATTTTACCTCCTAGAGCGTATGGAGTCAGTAAGTTTTATTTAGATAAAAATATTAAGTTAAACGAAAACATCAATATTCTTAAAAAAGAACAAAAAGAATTTGAAATAGCAGGAAATAAAAAGGAAGCCTTACAAACGGCAGAAGAAATAATAGAACTGCAAAAAGCAGTTGATCTTAATAATACAAGAAGAGTGGAGTATGAAGCAGACTATATGTCTTATGCTTTAATGGGTGGAGCAGCTTTAACTTATGGGTTTACTTCTCAGTTTTCAGAAGAACCACTGGTTACTGGGTCTTTAAGTTGGATGACAGACAGTCAAAGAAAAAAAGCTTTGGCAGATGGAAGTCAACCTTACACAATGAAAACTCCGTTTGGAAACTTTGATACTAGAAAAGGAATGCCCTGGAATATGGCTTTGAACTTAGGAGCAAACATAGGATCATTTTTGAAAATTTCAGAACTAGACCAAGAAGCAAGAGAAACAGGAAATGGTACACCAATTTTAAAAGATGACCAAGACTTTGTTAAAGTAATGCTTGCAAGTATTAGAGATGTAACACAAGAAATACCATTTAATCAGGGAATAAATCTTTTAGAAGAAATATTTGGAGAAAAAGGAGAGGATAAATTAATAGATGCATTTACAAGACTAGCTTCGTCTTATTCTCTTAATCCTGCACAAATTAAAAAGTTAACTAGACTTTACTCAACTAAAGGAGAATTAAGTGAATTAAAAGGGGGGAGCTATGAAGACAGAGTACTATACCATTTTTTAGGAATGGCTACTCCAAACAAAAAACGTGACATTTTTGGAGTACCCTTAAAAAGTAAAACAAACTTCTTTACAGAAACAATAGGCATAGCACCAACTAGTGACACTTCATCTGACTTTAAGGAATACACAGATATTGCAGGGTTTGACTGGCAAGGTATACTCCCAACAGAATTACCAAAAACTATAACTTCTTCAGTTAACATGGAAGACTTCATAAACGAAAACGGAGATACTTTAGCAGACGTATTTGGAGTTAGAATAAGAAAAGGTAAACTAAAGGAAAAAGTTAAAAAATATATCTATAGAAATAGATCTAAATTCCCTAAAAACTTAGAAGGGAAAGCAGTATTAGACACAATTAGAGATGCAAAAGGTATAGATAGTATTGCTGTTTTTGTAAAGTTAGACAAACTCATTAGAGACGAATGGGAAAAAGAAAGAAAACTTATTCTTAAATTAATTAGAAAAGGTATGTTTGGAAAAGACTTTATCAACAGTGAGGAAGAAACTCTTTATGATATTTTAAAAGATTACGAGGATAAAGAAGGAATTAAAGGAACAGTAACAGTACCAAGTATAAAAGGATTTTAATTATTAAACAAAAACACACAAACACTCAAAATTTATGGCGAATTCATACGTGGAATATACAACAGGAGGATCAAGTATTAATCAACTACAACAAGCTGTATTTAGTTACAGTGGAATTGAAGTTTTAAGTGCAGATCACATCAAAGCTTTTGCAGTGAAATCTGATGGAAACAAACATCAGTTTACTATTAGCTCAAGAAACGCATCAGCAAAAACAGTGACTCTTTCCGAGCTTCCTTCTTCTCTTAGCCCCTCGGTAAGTAAAGTTAGGATATATAGACAAACAAGTTCAGATGCTCTAGTAGACTTTGTTGATGGTGCAAGATTGACTGAAAGAGATTTAGACACAGCTTACAAACAATCTTTACTCATTGGACAGGAGATCCAAGAAGACGCAGAAGGCAATAACACCACACTAAACAATGTCACTGACATTACCCTTGGAGGCTTAACAACAACGTCTCAGTTAAAAATTAGTAACGGAAGTGCTCCTTCTACTCCTTCAGGTGGGGGCGTTCTTTATGTAGAAAATGGAGCTTTAAAATACAAAGGTGCTCTTGGAAGTATTACCACTTTGGCAAACTCATAACATGAATAATCAATTCACGACTCCCACAGTAGGAGTTTTAGGACTACTCGCCAACATAACACTTAACGACGTAAACGAGATATTAGCTGTATTAGTTGGTACTGCTACTCTGATTTACATGATCTTAAAGATAGTATCAGAAATACGTAAAAAGAATAAGTAACTATATGGATA